TCCAATCATCTCCCCCTAAATTCATAGTAGTAGATATTTCACAACTGAATCTATCTTTATGTCTTTTAAGAATATCACCTTTTTTATAAATTCTAGCAAAAGTATAAGCTGGATATAGTTTTAATCCTGTAGTCTTTTCCATAATAGGTTGACACTTCAACATTAAAGTTTCCATAGCAATATCTGAATAGTTTGAGTAAGTATGTGGAATCTGACCATCTGCTCCTTCATACTCACCTAATAATGTTTCATAAGGAGATATAAATCTAGCATTACGACAGGTATCTAATACTTGTCTTTTCATATGAAAATAATTATATAAGAATAAAGCTAAATCTTTATCTATTGCTTGTTTTATAATTACGTATTTATTTTTTTTAAACGACATCTTTAGCCATCTCTTTCGGAATAGCTTGAATATTCCAATGTATAAATCTAAAAGGTTCTATTCCAAAGTCTATTGAAAATTCATGTTCTAAATAACCTGGAAATATAATCAACGTTCCAGGTGTAGGTTTAAAGTGAATTAATTCAGATCCAGGTAATACACCTTTTTGATCTTTCATTTTTAATTTAGTAGATCTTGCCCCAGTTCGCGGTTCATGAAATACAGGCATTGATGTTTTCTCACCTGCCTTTAAAAAATAGAATCCTGATACATGTTGATTCCAATGGACGTGCGCGGAGTGATGTCCGCCTCCCTTTTTTGCAAACTCTTGTACCCATAATTCACTAAACATAGTTACATATTGTTGCATATCATAACCTTGATGATCTAAATATTCCCAAGACTTTTGACCAATGTAATCTCTAAAATCTCTAAAATCATTGTCAGCTGTAAGAGGTGTTGAATGATAACTTCTTCCAAAGTCTCCAAATTCTTTGATATGTTTTTTAGCCTCTGGAAAATTTCTAGCAGCTTTAATATATTTATTAGATGCTTTAGTTAAAGATTTTATAAACTCTGGTTTTTGTTCTGACCAAATCGTTGTGTTGAAGTAATTATTTATATACATATTAGTTTACATCCTTTCTATATTTGTTTAGATATTTTAACATTTCTTTTAGGCGATTTTCCACTACAGAAACATCTGTATTACACGTTAAACATAGAAGTCCTCTTACTTTTTTTGTTTTATGGTTATGATCAACACATAAAGTTCTAGTAAGATCTTTTTGATGTCTTTTACAAATAGCACATTTGCCTTTTTGTTTTTCAAACATTTGATTATATTGATCTAATGTAATTCCATATACATTTTTTAAAATAGCATTTTTTCTTTTTTCAGGATTTTCTTTGTTATAATTTTTTATTTTTTCATTAATTTTATCTTTATTTTTTTGGTAATATTCAGCATGGTTTTTCTGTTCTTTTTCTCTATGTTTTAAATATTGTTCTCTTCTATACTGCTTTTTCTGTTCTATTGTTTTAATCATATTATTTAAATGGGTATCCTAGGTTCCACATCACCAATGAATACCTCGTTCCTTTAGTTACAGGTTTTACACGGTGCCATACAAATGATGGAAACACAATGATAGATCCTTTAGGTAATATTTCTTTTGCTTGTTTCAAATGTTTAGCTTCTTCTCTCATATGCGGATCGTAGTTTCTAAAATCAAATTCTAGTTCTCCACCTTCATATTCTGAACCATCGGTTAATTGACAAGTCATAGATAGCTTTCGAACTTTACCATTGTCTGGACCTTCTTTTTTATAAGGCTTATCCCAGCTGTCCTGGTGCCAATCGTAAAACTGCTGGAGTTTATATTTTGTAAACTGACAAGATTCACTTCTATCCCATTCAAAATTCCATCCTGCATTTTTATTAGCTTCATGTATGTAAGGATGTAATTCTTTAAAAATCCAAGTATCATTTAACCAAACTAAATCAGAGTTTCTTTTTCTTTTCATATCTCTAACTTGATCTTTAGTTAATTCTTTATCACCGTATCCACCTGTTCTAGCCATAGTCTCTGCTTGTGTTAATCCATGTTTTATAATGTCATCACAAATCTTTGGGGGTATTGCAGAGGTAAAATACCAGTAGTAATTAGATATATTCATAAGTTATAGTCTGTACAAAATTCAAACTATCTTTCTGATTATTAGTTATGTAATACATATTAGTTGATGGAAACATTATAAACATATTGTCTGTAAGTTTTATATCCCAACTTCTTCCTTTACGTCTGTTATCTTCATAATGTATTCTAACAAAACAATCTTTAACTTTAACACCGTAAAGCATAGTAAAGTCTGGAGAGTTACGTAGATCCACCGGATCAATATTTAATAAAGGAATTGTTGTCTCATTGGGTTTATAGATATTTCCCCAAGTTGATTTGTTAACTAAATTGATACCATGTTCAAGACCAATAAAGTCTCTCATATATGTGTTTAACATATCCCAAGTTCTTGAGAATGGAAATTCTTTAGCGTTAAAAGTTGATTGTAAAATATCGTTGGTAAGTTTTTCTTGGTCTATTTCAAAACCTTTCGGCATATCAATGTCGCCGTAAAATAAACTCTGTTCTGTTAATACTTGTCTCTGCATACCACCACCATTTTTAATTTATGCTTTGCTGTCTGTCAAGTCCCAAGTTGTATTAGTTTCATTCCAATTGTAAGACCACATATGAGTGTCTGCTTCATTTTGTGAAGTCTGTTCTTCTGTTAATGCTGGTGCATCACCGATTGGTGATTTCCAAGAAGCTGATGCATTATGTTTTACCCAAGATGCATGAGGTTTTTTAGGCCAAAAGATATTATCATCTTCGTCCCAAGTATAACCTATACCTGCGTAATTTCCTCTAAAAGGTGTTCCACCATTTCTATGAGTTCCACCAGATGTATTGTAAGATGTTTGAATCCACATCTGTGCTGGCCAGTTGTTGTGAGTTTCTAAATATTGTTGACCTACAGATTCATCCTCAACGCCGTCAGCGTTCAACATATCACCATTATTCAAAGTGAGTACTTGAATAACTTTACTGTTTGATCCTAGTTTTGCAAAATGTGCCATAATTATTCTCCTTATATCTTATTTGTTGTTGTTTGTAAATACCATATTAATTTTGGAATTTGTATCTTATTATAACGATTCCAGAGCCACCTGGTCGACCTGCTCCACACGCAGGTTCTCTAGGGGTACTTCCCCCGCCAGCACCACCACCAGTATTTGATGTTCCATTTGTAGAAGTCGTTACAGGATTACCACCAATTCCACCACCACCTGTACCTGCTGTTCCGGGTCCACCAGATTGTGATCCACCACCTCCTCCACCAGCGTAAGCTGTTGGAGTTCCATTAATACTTGTTGTTGCACCAGCACCACCAGCACCTCCTAAAGGAGTAGTACCATTACCACCTGCTGTTGTAGCACCTCCACCACCTCCAGAAGAATCCTCTGGTCCTGAATCAGGAGGGTTTGATGCTCCACCAGAAAAACCTTGAGAGGGACTAACTGGGGGAGTATTACCTGCACCTCCAGCAGCTCCTGTTCTTGCACCACCACCACCACCAGAACCTCCAGCTAAACCAACGCCTTTAAAATTTCCACCACCACCACCACCTGTAGATGTTATACTTGAAAAAGTTGAAATACTTCCTGGTCCACCCTGATTTCCTGGATCAGCAGCAGCGCCACCAGCAGCACCAGCAGCTCCTACTATAATTGGATAACTTGTAACTGAAACTGGTAAAGCTGAAACACAAGCACCTAAAGGAGAAGCTGTGTAACAACCAGAAGCTGCACCTGAAGATTCTCTAAACCCTCCTGCTCCACCACCACCTACGGCTTCTGTCATAGAAGCAGAACCACCTCCACCAGCTACTACCATATAATCTGTTGTATTTGAGCCACCTGCGTTACCTGCACAAGATACACAAAAAGTTCCTGGACCTGTAAATGTATGAATTCTAAAATCTCCTGAACAAGTAATTGTTCCACCGGTTGCTGTAACATATTCTGCTCCTGGTGCTTCTGATTGTAAACCTGAATCTGTTACTAACCAACCTTGTGTTGAATCTATAAAAACTAATGTAACAGCTAGTCCTTCAGTTAATAAAATTGAATTATCAGTTGAACCACCAATTTTGTCTGAACCATTTTGAACTAATGTAACTGCATTTGTATCAAATGTATTTGCGTAATCTTTTATTGCAACTACATCACCTGCAGTACCTGCTGGTAGAGTTACTGTGATTGCTCCACTTGTTGTATTTACAAAATAACCTACACCACTTACTGCTGTGAATCCTGATGTTTTAACTGTTGTATCCCAAGACGCTGCACCGGTTGCGCCGAACCCTGCCGCCGTACCGCTGTTCGTGATTGTTACACCTGCGGGAATTGTGAACGTATCTCCACTATCCCCTAATGTGACTGTACCACACGCTGTTCTTGGACTAATTTTATTTACTTTTACTTCACTCATAATTTTTACCTATTGAAATTTGTATCTTATTATAACAATTCCTGATCCGCCTGCGCCACCAATACCCGGAGAAACTCCATATCCTCCACCACCACCACCGCCAGTATTAACTGTTCCGGAAATACCATCACTTGGAGATCCTGGAGCACCCGCTCCACCACCACCTGAACCACCTGAACCAGCAGGAGTAACATCTGGTGGAGTGTCTGGTCTAGATCCGCCTCCTCCACCTGCTCTTGTAACTGAAGATCCTGTAATTGAAGTTGCTACACCGTTTCCACCTGGACCACCTCCGGGTTGAGAGGATGCTGGTAATCCTGAAGCACTGGCTCCACCACCGCCTGCTAATTTAGCAGGGGCTTCCCCAGTTCCACCATCATTTCCTTGAGAAGGACTTACAGGAGGAGTATTACCATTTCCCGCAGCGTGAGGAGAAGTACGACCTCCTCCACCACCAGAACCTCCAGGATTACCAGCTATATATGAACCACCACCCCCTCCTGTTGAAGTAATTGTTGCAAAAATTGAAGGGTTTCCGTTACCACCAAGTGATTCACCACTTGGTCCCGGTGCACCCGCACCACCTACTGTAATTGGATAAGCTTGAACTGAAACTGTAACTGCGTTTGTCGGTGCATTTGCAACTAGTGGACTTGCTGTAAAATTATCTATTGGAACATTTCTACCTTCTCTAAAACCACCAGCTCCACCTCCACCACCTGCTCTTCCAGATCCACCTCCACCACCAGCTAAAACCATATAACCAACTGTGTTTTCGGCAGCTGTAGCAGAAGCATTAGTTACTGTAAAAGTTCCTGGGCCTGTAAACGTATGAATTTTAAAATTACCACAAGTGGTTATAGTCCCTCCAGTAGCTACCAAATTAGGATTACCTCTAACATTAGATGTTGAATCCATTGTATTAATCCAACCTTGTGTTCCATCTACATACACAAGAGTTACTGATTGACCTTCTGTACTTAAAGTTACGTCTGCATTAATAGCACCAATTTTTTCTGATCCATTTGGTGATACTGTTAAAGCGTTTGTTTGCCAAGTAGCTGCGTAATCAGCTAAACTGACAATTGCTCCAGCACTACCTGCTGGTAAGTTAACTGTGAAAGCTCCACCACTTGTATTACAAAAATATCCATTACCTGATACTGCACTGAACGTTGCAGTTTTAGGCGTTGTATCCCAGTCCACTGTCCCCGTTCTACCAAAACCTGATTGTGATGCGCCACTTGCTAAATTAATAGTATCACCACTTGCACCTAGTGTAATCGTTGTTCCACACTGACTAACTAAATTACCGCCGTCCGCTGCTTGAACATCATTTGCTTTTACAACTGAACCGCTGATTGTAGTTGTTCCACCACATTTAGTGACTACTGCACCACCGCATTGGTTTTCTATGTTATCTACTTTAATTTTACTTGTCATAATTATTGAAATTTGTACCTTATTATTACTATTCCACTGCCACCGTTTCCAGCTTTAGCTGCGGGTGAAGAACAACCTGTGTTTCCACCACCACCACCACCTCTATTAGTAGTTCCATCTCCAGCATTTCTATCTATAGATGGACTTGCTGCTGGTGCAGAAGTTGCTCCAACCCCACCTGTTCCACAAGGAGAAGCTGCTCCCCCTGCTGCTTCCGTTGGTCCATTTTGCGCTCCACCTCCAGCACCACCTGAATAAGAAAGTGCACTTCCTGTAATTGCTGTTGGTACACCTACAGCTCCATTACCTGCGGAGTTGTTATTACCAACAGGTGTTTGTGTTGCTGCAGCACCGGCACCACCGCCGCCACCACCTTTTCCATTTAAACTTGGTTGACCACTACTTCGACCGCCATCTTGTCCTTGAGGTGGACTAACAGGAGGTGTATTTCCTGATCCTCCCGTTCTACAAGCAGTATTACCACTGCCACCACCTCCAGATCCACCTGGATCTCCAGGTGCTGCACCAGGTGGTCCACCACCACCGCCACCACCAGCTGATGTTATACTTGAAAAAACTGAATTAACTCCATTTGCTCCAGGAGTACAAGAACCGGTTACACCGGTTCCACCTCCACCCACTGTAATTGGAAAGCCTGTTGCTGTGATTGTTACTGCATTTGTTGGTGCGTTTGCCACTAAAGGAGACGCTGTAAAATTATCTATAGGTGCATTTCTACCTTCTCTAAAACCACCTGCTCCACCACCACCGCCGCCATTTCCTCCAGAACCACCAGCTGCACCACCAGCTACAACTGCATAACCAACTGTATTTTCTGCTGCTACAGTTGAAATAGAAGAAACACAAAATGTGCCTGGGCCAGTGAATGTATGAATTTTAAAATCTCCTGATGTTGTAATTGTTCCACCAGTCGCTGTTATGAATTGTCTTCCTGTAACTGAATTTGAAGTTTCTTGTATATTAATCCAACCTTCAGTTCCGTCTACATATACAAAAGTTGCTGTTTGACCTTCAGTATTTAAAGTTGCATTTGCTGCAACACCACCAATTTTTTCTGATCCATTTGGACTAACTGTTAAATTATTTGTTTGAAAAGTTCTTGCGTAATCTGCAAAAGAAACTATTGCTCCAGCAGAACCTGCTGGTAAATTAACTGTAAATGCTCCACCACTTGTATTACAAAAATAACCATTACCACTAACTGCAGAAAAAGTTGCAGTCTTTGGAGTTGTGTCCCAATCCACAGTTCCTGTTCTACCGAATCCTGTTTGACTACCATTATTTACAATAGTAGTTCCAGTTGGAAAAGTAATAGTATCACCACTTGCACCTACTGTTAAAGTAGTTCCGCATTGTGGTTCAATTGCATTTACTTCTATTTTACTCATTATACAATTACCAAGGTTCCGGTTACTGTTATTATATTAGGGAATGTTACCGGTCCAGCGAGAACCGCAGACTCAATTACGATGTCTTTATTATTAATAACTTCCGCATGAGTATAAATTTGCTCTGCACCTGGTTTATTACCTATATATATTTCATTATAGTAACTCATTTATAAAAACCTAACTTGTTGTACTTATTGCTTTAACTACACTTACTACTAC